GGTTGAAATCCGTTTTGTAAGTCATTTAAGTGCATAAGTAATCTATCCTTATCTTACGAAAGGGGAACTTATGACAATAGATATAACAAAGGTGCAAGCCGGCGATACAATCATTTTGAATAAATCCCGTTACGTTGTTGAATACATTGAACCCGATAAATACGGATTTGATTTACAACTTCACAACGAAAATGGCGATAAGGTACGCAAGTGCCTATTAGCAAACGAAATGGTAAACATCGAACTTTGACAATTGCCTTCCATGTTGAAGGCAAACCAATTCAGCAAGGTTCAATGCGTGCGTTTAACAATCGCATTGTTCATAATAAAACTAAAGAATTAATGGCATGGCGTTCTTTAGTAGCGAAGGCGGCACACGCGGCTGGATGCACCCCGATTGATGGGGTTATAACAATCTCAATGCAATTTTTTTATGAGCGGGGCAAGACCGTTACCCGCGATAGTCCAACGGTTCCCCCTGACCTAGATAAACAGATTCGGTCAATCCTAGATGCGCTTACAGGCGTGGCCTACGCGGACGATTCTCAGGTAACACACATAATTGCCAGCAAGGAATATGGGCCGCCGGGGGTGAAAATCACGCTTACGGGGGGCTTTGAATCGTTATGAAAACGTTACCAAAAAAAGTACGTTTTAATGCTTCCAAAACCGTAAGGAATGTGGTTATACTTATGGCATGAAGGTAAACGGCCTTCATATAACGAGAGGCAAAAAAATGACAACAAAGATTGACGGACTAGAAGTAATCAGTCGCGATTCACAACGCGGTTCAGCCGAATACATTTACAAAGGTGTACGCATTTCTAAGTACACACGCGAACTTGGACATAAAGGTCGCACACGCGGTTCTTATGTTCGTGCAGGTGTTGTATTTTCTTACAAAACTGAAGTTTACAATGCACAGGCAATTGTTCCTTCACATTATTCAATTCGCAAAGAATTTACATTGAAAAATGTAATCGCAGAAATTGATGCTTTGCTTGTAAAAGATAATGTGATTGTTGATAACAACACCATCATTATCAATCCCGCAGACCGCGCAATTGTACTTGGAAAGGTAAATGCATAATGAAATGTCCTAAATGTGGAATAGATACACCACCAACACAAATCCGCAAAGCCGGGATGTGTAAAGTTTGTGCGCGTAAGGCAGGTGCGTAATGGAACTTACATGTCAGATTTGCCAAACCGTAATGTTTAATAAATCTTACACATCAACCGATAAAGTTACATGTTCAGAATGTTGGGAGGCATAACATGGACAAAGACCCAAACAAGTGGCAAGTGATGGCAGATGCTCAAAAAGTACGCCGCGATGAATTGCATGAGATGCGTGTAGCCGGTTCACCTTGGCTTCAATCAATGCGCAAGGCAATTGAATTGCAACGCCAAATGGAGCAGGAAAACAAGCAATGACAATCGCCGTAATCCTTATAGGTGCGCCTATACTTTCCGCCATATTCTTATTAGGTCTATTCAAACTAGAAAAGAGCGTAGGCGATGAAACTTATTTGTAGCGGGCAACATTGGACAATCAAGAATAAGCAATTGCACCTTGATACGCCTGAAGGCCAAGACACAGTTAAGGCCATGGTTAAGACCCTTGAAGCACAGATTCGCCAACGCATCTATGACGATATTTGCGCAATTGATTTGACCGACAACCGCAAGCAAATCATGAAACATGGCTTGGAGAATTCATTGCTTATGGTTCAAGACATTTGCGCCAAGGTAGCGATTGGAGTGGTCAATGCCGAAGATTAATGACAACATCGTTTACGTGGCCAACTACGCAAGCAAGACTAGCCGCCAAGCCGCGGAAAAGGTTTTGCCTAAATCGGGAACTATGCGCAAGGCTATTTATGAAGCGATTGCAAATCATGGCGGGCTGGCAGATTTTGAAATTGAAAGATTGCTTAACGGCAAACATCAAAGCATCAGCGCTGGACGGCGTGGGCTTGTGATTGATAAATTCATTGAAGATTCAGGCAAGACCCGCAAGAACGAAAGCGGCAATGAATGTACCGTTTGGATTGTTATGCCTACAGATTGGAAGTTGTTTTAATGCCTAGATATGACTACAAATGTAAGGTGTGCGGAGCGCATGAAGTGATAGCGCATGGATTCCATGAAGAAGGCACGCATGATTGTTTTGATGACAAATGCAAAGGGCAGATGTACAAAGTCATTAGCCCTACGCCGGTCATCTTTAATGCTCCGGGATTTTACAAAACGGACAACCGATGACACAAATGAAACTAGGCAAGTGGTGGTTTGTATGTGGCCGCAAATCAAGTTTTGGCATTGGGTTTGATATATCTAAATACGGCATATCTTTAGAATTGGGATTGTGGTTTGCGGGGATTGAATTTTAATGATTATTGGTTTAAGCGGATATGCACAAAGCGGTAAAGATACGGTTGCAAGAATCCTTGTAGAAAATTACGGATTTTCACGTATTGCATTTGCGGACATTATCCGCGTTGCTTGTTACCGGTTGAATCCAATTGTTACTTATGACGGGATGCGGTTATCACATCTTGTAGACCTTGAAGGATGGGAGATTGCAAAGACGCTTCCGGAAGTCCGTAGGTTGTTGCAAGTAATGGGAAGTGAAGTGGGTCGTGATTTAATTGACCCGCAAATTTGGATTGAACTTACTTTAGGCAATAGTAAGAAAACAGATAACATTGTTATTAGCGATGTAAGGTTTAAGAACGAAGCCGAAGAAATCAAATGGCGGCAAGGTCAGGTTTGGCGCATAACGCGAATTGAAAAGGATGCACCTATCAATGCGCACCGTTCGGAATCAGATATGGATAGTTGGAACTTTGACCAATACATAGGTAACAACGGAACAATTGATGAATTACATGAAGAAATTAATAAAATATGGAAAATGTTGTAAGGTGTAAAGGTTGCGGACAATGGGTGTCGTTACCGCTTATGACTTGTAGTGTGTGTAGTAAACTTGATGCACAAAACCGAAAGGAGAAACAGCAATGCTGAATCTATCTATTGGGGGCAACCGATGATGGCGCGAGAGAAACGAGCAAAGGTCTAGCCTGAAGTTTTTTCAACGATGCTTTACAGTAGCGGCGATTGCCGTAAGCATTGTTGTTGCAACACCCGCATTGGCAAGTAGCCCGAAGATGCAAGACCTTCGGACGGCTGAAGCGGCGAAATATCACGCCAAGATTCAAATGACCGCTATGGGGTGGGGCAAGGCTCAATACGTTTGCCTTTCGTCTATGTGGGGGAAAGAATCCGCGTGGAATCCCAATGCCCAAAATAAGACCCCTGTACGGGTCTACAAGGACGGAAAACGGGTAAAGGTGTACGCAGGTGGGGTTCCGCAGATACTAGGCTTAAATCCCCGTATAAGCGTTCCTGAGCAGGTTTCTAGGGGTCTGACCTATATTGATTCCCGTTATCAGACTCCATGCCGCGCATGGGCCTTTTGGAAGCGCCACAATTACTACTGAAAATGTGACCCCGACACACCGTAAGTTTGACATACCTTACGGTGTGTGGGTATACTTATGCCATAAGGTAAACGGCCTTATACAAACGAAAGAGGCAAAAAATGTTCACATCTGTAAATGTAAAATACCAAGGCGTTTTCATGGAAGTTATTGTTGATGGCGCGGGATTAGATATTATTGAAACAAAAAATCCAAAAGAAACTTTTGCACAAGACGGTGTTGGTACTGAATTGTTTAACAAAATAGTTGATGATTATCAATCAATGGGATTAATGCAAGCGCTTGAAAATGTTGGCGCTGAAGTTAATGTAAAGGCAGGTGCATAATCATGAATGTTAAATACTTAGTAACATTTAGCAATCCAAGATTCCAAGGCCGACCTATGTTTGATACAAAACAACAAGCGATAGATTACGGAAATGAAGTGCGTAATCGCAGGGGTTGGACTTACAAAATTTACCCGGTAGCGCAATAATGAAAGGTGAAATTGTCACATTAACGTCAAAAGAAGCAACTGATTTTCTTTTGCCTAGACATTACTCAGGTCGGAAGCCCGCAATATCGTGGGCTTTCGGTTGGGTGATTGATGGTGCGCTGAAAGCCGTAATAACTTACGGCAAGCCCGCAAGCCCATCTTTGTGCAAGGGTGTGTGTGGTGTTGATAATTCCCAATATGTCTATGAACTAAATAGATTATGTAGGGAAGATGATTTAACGGAACCACTATCGCAATTTGTATCTGCAACCTTACGGCGTTTAACATGGAATAAAGATTTAATTATTGTAAGTTATGCTGATTCGGGGGCTAATCACAATGGCTATATTTATCAAGCCACCAATTTTCTGTACACAGGCAAGACAAAAGAAAGATTACAATTTCATGTACCCAATGGCCATTCAAGGCATGGCAACAAAGATTCAGAATTGCGAGAAATAAGAACAGCAAAGCACCGTTATTTATATTTTGGAACACGAAACAAGAAATTAAAAAAGAAATGGACTGAGGAACTTAATTATTCTATTTTGCCTTATCCAAAAGAAGAAAGTAAGATATACGAATTAGGAACAGTATTAAAACCTACGGTGGTTAATATAAGTTCATAAGGTTTATCAGGGGGCCGTTTCCCCCCGATAGAACTTGAGTTGCGGAGACTCAAGTACGCAAGGCCCGTCAGTTATTTGCCTCTCTGACGGGCTTTTGCATTACCCTTACGCCATGACAACGATAGCGGCCATTGAAGGCGATGGATGGGCTGTTATCGGAGCGGATTCACAATCATCAGATGAATCAGGTTTTTCAATTAATATCCCAAACGGCAAAATATTTACTAATGGTGAATTGATTCTTGCGGGTGCTGGTCAGGTGCGTGGCATCAATCTTCTTGAACACGCATGGGTAGCGCCGCAGATTAAAATTGAAGATATTGATAAATACATTACAAGCATCTTGATTCCATCTATCCGCAAATGCTTTGATGCGGCTGATTACGAATATAAGCAAGACGGCGCATCTGTAGAAAATGACAACATTTGGATTATTTGCGTACGTGGGCGCATTTATCGAATTGACGAAGATTACTCATGGGAGAAAACTAACAGCAATGTTTATGTTGCAGGGTCAGGCGAGCGTTTTGCGCTGGGAGCGCTTGAAGCGCTTAAAGCCGGCGATATTGATTCAGTTGCAAAAGCCAAGAATCACATCCGAACCGCGCTAAAGATTGCATCTAAGTACGATGCCTTTACGGGTGGGGAAATCAAGTTCATGGTATCCACAACATGAAACAGGCAATTGTGGATATAGTTTTGGAAAGGGCCAATAATCATTGTGAGGTGTGTGGAAGTGGTGGGGATAACTTTGCACTCCATCACCGCAAACTCAAGTCACAGGGCGGCAAAGACGAACCTTGCAACCTAATAGCCGTTCACCATAAATGCCACAATCTAGGAACCGATTCAATCCACCTGAACCCCAAGCGGTCAATTGAAAACGGCTGGATAGTTCCATCATGGGCTGAACCTTCGGAGTTTCCCTTACACATGGCGGACGGTAATATAGTAAGGTTGGACAACGAAGGCAGTTACATAACAATGGAAGAAGGCTCAAATGGCACAGTTGGAAGTAGTTGGTAATGCTGGCGCTGACGCTGAACTCAAGTTCATCAAAGGCGCTAAAGGCGAATTCGCCGTTGCAAACTTTTCATTAGCAGAAACTCCACGTGAGTTTAAAAATGGTGAATGGACGCAAGGCGAAACAGTTTGGTGGAAGGTAAGCGCAACAGGCGAACTTGCTGAATGGCTTGGCGATACACCACTTAAAGGAATCAAGTTATTTGTTAAAGGCGACCTTAAAGCGTTTGAATATACAGGGCGTGATGGGAATGTTAAACAAGGGTTTGAAGTCCGCGCAAAAATGGTTGCAATGGTAGGCACGCTTAAACGCAAATATGATGCAGGATTTTACGATGGCAACAAGAAGGCAACACAAACTCAAACACAGGAGGAAAACGCATGGCCGTTCTAATGAGTACAACTGAAGTATGCGAATTCCTTGGGGTTAAGATTAACAATCTCAATCAGATTCAATTCCGCGGACAAATCAAGTGGGTTGAAAAAAAGGGTAAGAATGTTTTCTATGACCGCGAGCAAGTAGAGGCTTACAAAGCAAAGCGAGATAAGCGAAAGAAAACAGACGCAGAATAAATGAAATGCGCGTTATGCCGTAAGAATACGGAGCGTTCGTTGTGTAGTAACTGTTGGGAATATGCCTTAGATAAACTCCAAGGCTTTCCTGACAGATACAACGAACTATCTAAGGAACTTGTACCTTCACAGGGAAGAAGTGAAAAGGTTGGCGGGTCAAAAACCCCACCGATTCCCGTAAGGTTAGAAACGCTTCACCTTCGTACAGGGGGAATTAGTAAACCCTTGATGGAGCATGAAGCGAATGTAAGAGTTGAACAACGGCATACACGCATTACATTTCGCGGCCAAGAATTTAACCGCATAGCAGTCACTTGCAAATATCTTACGGCGCAAGGCAATTGGATATTTGAACATTACGGTAATGCATCTGATTTGGCTAAAGACATAAACGATATTAGCAAACGCATCAATGCTGTACTAGGGTTTAAATCCGACCTTATGACCATTGGCACGTGTCCAAGTCAGGATGATGATGGAACCGAATGTGGTGCTAAGTTACAAATCAACCCTTCAACACTCACATCCTTCGGAGACATTAAATGTAAGAATTGTGGTGCAGTATGGCCTTCGGAGAAATGGCGTTTACTTGGAAGGATGCTTAATGATAACGATTAATGAAGCCATGAAATTGTTTAAAGTTTCAAGGCCAACCGTTTATCGTTGGATTAAGAACTACGCAATAAAATCACAATCAATAGACGGCGTAAGATATTTCGACATTGAAGGATTGCAACACGCCTACAAATTACGGCACGTTAAGTAATTACATGATAATCTACGCAGTATCTTGGAATAGGTCTATAGTGGGGAGTAGAACAGGTACGCAACAATGCAGGTAGTCAAAGCCGATTTAACGGTGAATGAAATTGACGAAGCATTGGGTTATTTGCGCCTGAAAATACAAGACCGCTATGGCAACAGACTTACACACCAACAGCGCCAATTCTATCTTGAAAGCATCAATGACTTACTTGATGCCCGTATTGCCATGAAGGATAAAGAGTAATGGCGTACTCAGAGCAGACTAGAGCAGATGCGCTTCTTGCTATAGAACTTAATAACGGCAATGTCTTACAGACTGCAACTCAATTAGGTATTGGTGAAGCAACCTTACATAGATGGGTAGCAGACGCGGAATCCTCCAAAACCGAAGGAAATGTAAGCGATGTGGTTGAAGTTTCAACTACTTTATTGGAGACTAAGCGTGAAGATTTTATTGCTAATCTCAAGGTGCTACGCAATGCAACTATGGTGCAGTTTGAACAAATCATCCCTGACCTTAAAGCAAAAGAAGCCGCAACAGCCTTAGTAGATTTAACTAAACTGATTGAACTGTTGGAAGGCAACGCTACGCAACGTGTGGAAGCGGTATGGAATGGCGAATCGGTAGGCGAAACAATTGAGCGATACAAGCAAGAATTTGAATCCCGAATTAGTCGCACTCAGGTATTGGAAGTGGAATCATCCCGAATTGGGGATAGCGAGAGCGAACCAACTACCGCCTGAAGGTGAATGGCACTCATGGATGGTCATGGCTGGACGTGGGTTTGGCAAGACGCGCTTAGGCGCTGAATGGCTAGCATCTAAAGCAATCCTTAACGATGGCATCCGTTGCGCAATCGTGGCACGTACGTTTCAAGATGTAAGGCAAGTATGCGTTGAAGGCGTATCAGGCATCTTGGCTATCTTAAAAGAATACGATGCAATAGATAACTGGAACAAATCTAACGGCGTGATTGAACTTAAAAACGGTTCT